AACTCCGAACGCAAGGACAGCAACTCATCAGCCGCGCCTTTTATGTTGTAAGCCATTTTGTTGATCTCCTGTTTGAGTGACAGGTTGGCTCCTTGCCCTAACGCCTGGGCGCTTCGTTTTGCACGCGCGACTGTTTTACTTATTCCTATCGCGAATCCATCTGTAAAGTTGTTACCTTCAGCCATACTCTTTTTCGCCGGCGAATGGGAGTCAATCGACTTTTTCAATGCTGATAATGCAGATTTACCAAGATTCCAAGCTGCTTTGAAAAGCGAGTTACTGCCAATTCCGCCCTTAATTCCATTAACAAATCCAGAAACAAAATCAGAACCCACACTGCTGGTTTTCACACTTTTCAACCCGGATTTCGCCTTGTTTGATACCTTCGAACCGGCATTGTAAGACGCGGTTTGCTGACTCATCAACCCTTTGGTCAAGTCCATACCGGCTTTCTTACCGCCCCCGCCGTCAGTTGTCTGACCGAGACGACCTGACACGTTTTTTGAAAGGCTTGCTGCAGTATTATTGTTTTTAGGCTTTGTGGAACTTAAACCGGCATTGTGCTGATCACCTTTGTCTTTACCGGCTGCACGTGCCGCCCCGCTGTTTTTAGATAACTCGCTGTTCACCGATTGGCGGAGCACGCTGCTGGATTGTTTATTAATCCCGAGCGTGTTTCTTAAACCGAGAGCAAAAGCATTTCCTTTTTCCATTCCAAACTGCTTCGGCTGCATCTTCCCTTGGCTTAATCCCTGATTGGCTCCTTTACCGATTAGACTCCCCGTTTCCTGGGCCTGTCCTAATGTACTGCTCAAACCAAGGGTAAAAGCCGATCCTTTTTCTCGTCCTGCCTGTTCAGCTTTTTCATTGCCGCCATTCATTTTTTCAAGGACGTTTTGGATCGCTGCGTCTGCTTTTGCCTGGGCTTCCTGTTCTGAATTGCCAAGACCTCTATAGAAGTCCTCAAGGGCTTGTTTAGTGGTTTTGATGGCTTCCTCTTTGCTGGCCCCGATGCTATCCATAAATTTGATCTGTTTTTGAGCCCATCGCTCTTGATATTCATCATCTAACTCATCCATAGAAGTCACTATTCCCAAAGAATTAGTGTAATATTTCTTCTGTCTCTCAAGAGCCTTCCCGGTTTCCAGATCAAGCAATTTTCCGTTCTTGGCCATCTTTGAAAAAAGCGCGCGCAGATTTTTTTCATAAGAAGCAGTATTTTCGGCAAGGGTGTTATGATAGTCCGCTGAACTTTTTTGTAAGAGAGCTTCTAACGCTTCAGCCTTTAGATAACCTTGTGCATGCAACTGATTTAGAACCTTATTCCGATATTCATAATCTTCTTTCGCGGCTTTTTTGCCATCATCGTAGACTTTTTTAATCTTGTCGTTGTATTCTTTTGCTTGCTTGAAAGAGAGCTTTCCTTGCTGCTCTGTCACCGCTTTTTGCATTGCAAGAGCTTCTTTTTGATTGGCCGCAAATTTGCTGGTCGATTCTTCGAAATAAGAAATGATCTCATTAAGTCTTCGTTGTTGAGCATCATTCATTTTCGATGAGACAAGGCCGGTTTCTTTTTGGAGCTGTTCCAGTTCCTTTACTTTTTCCCTTGCCTCCTGGATATCGTGATCAATATTACCGACCATTTTATCAACGATTTTTTCCCCGGCCTTTTGGGTGTTTTTATCCGTATCATCCAGCAGGCCATTAATAACGACTAAAGCATCTTTTTTCAGCATCTGAAGTTGCTGCACCAGCTCATCCCGCATTTTAGAATACGTTTCAACTAATTTTGCAGCCATCTTATCAGCCTGCTCCCCGGAAACGCGGGTGAGTTCAAAAAGTTGGACCTCTGCCTTTTCTCTCAAATCCACATACGAGCCGGCAGCTTTTTGTGTCGCCTTTGAAACTCCTTCACCAAAAAGCAAAGCCTTTTCCCTGGCCTCTTCCTGCTTCTTTTTCATGTTTTCGGTTTGTTCGGAAACGGCATACATGGCGACTCCTAAAGCACCCAATAAAGCCGTTCCTCCGACAATAGCCAAGCCCACAGGACCAGTAAAAGCTAACAGAGCGCCGACTCCTGCCGTTAGTGTAGCGACAGCCGTCGTCACGCCTAATACTCCCGCAGTAAGAACCGCAGTTTTTCCAATGGTTGCTTGTGTGCCTTTATCCAGGTTGTTAAACATGGTAAGAAGGGCGGAACCTTTATCCGCAAGGTCACCGATTGAAGGAAGAAGTCCCTCGGTTAACGCAATTTTCGCGCCTTCCATAGCCGACTGAAATTTTGTGATGCTTCCTTGAGCATTATCAAGCATGGTATCTGCCATCTTTTTGGCTGCGCCGTCGGATTCTTTCAGCTTTTTCGTATTTTCTCCGAGCGCTTTCGAACCTTTTTGAAGAAGGACAGCCCAATGTTTATAGGCTTCAGCACCGACAATCGTTTTCAGAGTTGCCGCCTGCTGCTCTTTGGTCATGCCTTTCATGCCCTTTTCCATTTCTGCGATGACTTCAGGCATGCTTTTCATATTGCCGGCAGCGTCAAAAAATTCAAAACCAAGTCGATCAATTTCTTTTTGTGCCTTCCTGGCAGGAGTTGCGAGACGGATCAGGGACGTACCGAAAGCTTGACCAGCAATAGTCCCCTGTAAGCCGGCATCACCAAACGCCATGATTGCGGCGGCCGATTCTTCCATGCCCCAGCCGAGTGAGTTCGCATTCGGGGCAAGAAATTTCATTGCCTCGCCCATTTGTTCAACATTGGTATTGGCGTTGGATGCTGCATAGGCTATCACATCGGCTGCATGCGCCGATTCTTCGGCCTTTAATGCAAAGGCAGACATGATGTTTGATGTAATATCTGCAGCTGTTCCAAGTTCAAGCTGTCCGGCCGCTGCAAGGCTTAACATGCCAGGCATAGCCCCGTAAATCTCATTGGTTTTAAATCCAGTCATCGCAAGGAAGTTCTGTGCTTCTGCAGCTTGGCTGGCTGTGAAAGACGTGCTGGCGCCAAGTTCTTTCGCTTGTTCCGTTAACTTGGCGAGGTCTTTCGCGGTGCCGCCGGAAATCGCCTGCACTTTACTCATTTGCTTTTCAAAATCCATGCCAACTTGAACCGCGTCTTTTAAAGGAAGGACCAAACCACCAAAGGCAATACCCGATGTTATGGCGACAGATGAACCGACATTCCTCATTGTGCTGCCGACTGCATTCATTCTTTGTCCCATTCTGTGGATTGTGGAAGAAGCACGCCTAGATTCATCCTCCAGCCTTTTGATCCTCTGCGTGGTCTGTGTCAAGGCATTTTGGGTTTTATTCATTTCAGCTGTGGCATAGTTTAGCCGTCGAGCCAGTGTCTGAGTTTCTTGAGCATCTTTGCCCTTTTTTATAGCTGAATCAGCATAAGCCCGTTCAAGAGCCTTTATTTTTCGCTTATGAATGTCTAACTGCTGGCTGAGTGTTTTAGCCTTTTCTCGGGACGTTCTTAACTCGTTGCCCCACACGCCCACAGCTGTACGGTTCTTTTCAAATTCAGATTTGACGTTCTTCATCTGCTGTGCAACTGCACGCATTTCCTTTCGGAATTGGGTTGAGTTTGAATACAGGTTAATCCTTACATCCTTTGCCAATCGGTCACCCCCTTACCCCAACACCTGGTCAATGTACAGGCGCTTTTCTTCTTTCTCTCCTGCTGGCTTTCCACCGGCTTCTTTTCGGCGTGCCAGGCGCCGCAGATGATAAAGAATGTCCATTTCATCAATCTGGTTTTGTGTATAGCCGATTTCTTCTAACGCGTTGTACATGTCAATGACTGCGTCAGATAAATTTACTTCCCCGGCTCTTCACCGTCTTTTGAATCAGGGTTTAAAATTTGACTGGCCTCAGCGATATTTCCTAAAACGTAGTTTGCTGTGCCGTAAATTGTTCTCGTGACCAGCCTCGCATCAATGCCATTTTCAAAGTCATCAGCTGTGAATTTATTTCCAAATGCAGCGCAGATAAATTCAATTTGTTTTTCAGTGTAAAGTCGGTCAGGATCGCTTGACTCAATATCTTCTGCGATCTCGGCCGCATCCCGGAACAGCTTTCCTGAAATGAAATTTGGTGTGACAAACTTTTTGTTTTTATCATTGATTCTGAGATTGATTGAAATAGGTTCCATCTTGATTCCTCCCTGTTTTTGAACAATAAAAAAGAGCGCCTATAAGCGCTCCAAATTCTTTATTTACCTAAGCCAATTGCTTCGGTTTTTGTATCTGTTGCAAAAGCAGAACCATCATATACAACTTGATTAAACCAACCATCACCGTTAAAAGTGTCACTGTCTTCTGCTTGAGCTTTCCAGCGTCTTTTTCCTTTTGGATTCTGTAAGGGCATAAATCCAGCTTTAAATTTAGCGCTTTCTGGATCTGCCTTGTCTTCTGTCGTCTTTGCTTCATTTGCCATTAATTGAGGCAGCCCTTTAAGGAACCAATAATACCGATATCCGCCAGTTGATTTTTTTGACCTAAATCCAAAGGCTAAATGAATCGGCTTGTCATCAGCACTTGCAAAAGAAACGCCATTTTCTTCTGCGTGGCCGTAAATTTTCTTTTGTATTTTCATTGGCAAATCGGCCATTTCTGCTTCTAAATCAATATCGCCCATGCTGTTAAAAATCTCATAGACACCATTATCAGCCCAGAATTTTGTTTGCTCTGATTTTGGATCTACTTTTACGTTAACCGCACCTGGTATCCTTTCAGGAATGCCGAATTTCAAATCTTCTTCGTCATCCTGAATGACTTCTGCATAATGAAACATGTCTAAACCGTAAATTGTTTGTCCCACTACTTTTCCTCCTTTAAAAAAGCTTTCTTATATCGCATAGCTTTGTGAAAAACCTTGTCCGCCTCTTCGTATAAATCTTGAGAATCGTACCGGCCGTAACCGATTGACTTCATGAGCCGATCAATTTCTTTTGCGATTTTGGTTTCTTGACTGACTGTATTTGAATTGGTAAAAATGCTGATCTGAAAGCGAACCTCCGAGGATTGCGCCTGATTATCGGCATATGAATCATCAGCATTTTTCAATTCGGTATATATGATTCTTGGGTATGCGTTAACGTCTGAAGCGACTCTATTATGAAAGCCGCCTGTCACCAGTTCTTTTAATGAGAAATCGTTGACCAGGGCAGCGCTCAATTCTGCTTTTGCATCAAAACTCATTTGATTGGAGCTGTTAGAATGCGGGCCATTACTTCTACAGCTGACGCCTCCCCTTCATCCCTGCTTTTTTCGATAAAAGGATACGGCGGCATTTTTGATGTCCCATACTCCAAGAATCTGGCCCGGTAAGCGACTTTTTTATTAGGCCCAATTGACACGAATTTTTCTGCGCCTTTGGATTCCCTTGCCTTTGAAACCGTAATGTTATCAGCTATATGGGGCTGATTTTTATCGCTTCGATTGACATTTTGTTGCTGGTGCTGCGCGATAATTTCACCGCCGGCTTGCAAGGCCACATCTTCCGCCTTTTCCACGTCTTCACCGATTCTTTCAAAATATCGATCTAGGTCAGCCAGCCCTTCAAAGTTCATTTCAGCCATTGAGCCCCACCTCCTGACACATAATTTCAAGCCACTTTTTTGAGTCTTCAGGATCATTAAAATCAAGGACGTCAAAGGCTCGGAAAACAGGTTCACCCTTTTCCTTTGTGCCGATCTGTTCAACAATTCTCATATCACGTTGAATATCTTGCCGGAACCGTATGGTGATCTTTTTAGGCGATTTAACGCCCCATGCTCCGGCAACCATAGACTCATTATTTCCGAGAGAGCTAAAACCCTCCACAGCGCCCCAGACGGTGAATAAATCAATATAAGTTTCGTTCCAGTTCAACTCTTCATCCTGAATCTCGGTCTTCTTTTGAAATGTCAGGCGGTGCCGCAGATCGCTGGCCCTCTTTCTCTTCATCTTCCTGCACCTCATCATCCGTATAACGCAGCTGCGTCAATAGATTTTCAACAGTAAAAGGGATGGACGAGCCGGTTGTCCCTGACTCATACATCCCTCTGTTTTCATACCAATGCGCGACAAGCATGTGGGCCACAATTTTAAATTGCGGGTTTCCATCAACAAACCGTCCAATCGCATTGATGATATAGATTTTGGCTGCCGCGATAAAATCAAGAATTAAATCATCCTCCAGATCGTCATCGACCCGGAGGAATTTTTTCGCATCCTCAAGCTCTTTTTGTTCAGTTTCAGTCATTTGAGATCACCATCTTATGAAAAATGAGTGATAACGAGGCTTTTAATACTCACGTCAGCCTCTCCAGTGTTTGTAATCATGATACGCGGAGAGGAAGAGAGAACTTCTATTTTTTTAAGACCCCGATCATTGTTTTCAAGTGTCAGAACGTCTTCATATTCTTTAATTGTGTAGTTGCTTGTTCCAGGAATGATATAAGTGAGCTTGACTGTAAGACTGCCTTTTTCATTGGTATAAATGCCGACTCCCAGGCCGTTTCCTTTGGCGTCAATATTCAGATAAACCGATTCACCCGCTTTTACAGTTGTATTTTCAAGGTAGGTTTCTGAAATAACCCGTGATGGAATGAGGCCTCCTGCCATACTTAAAACATGAACGTCTGTAATAGGTTGACCTTGTCCATTGTCTCTTGAGGAAGTATAAACTCCATTGCTTTCATTTAGAAATTGATCTGCCATTTTTCATCATCCTTTTCTGTTATTTTTATTTTCCAACATCAACGGATTTTTCTTCTGTTGGGGTTTCCACTTGAGCATTTTCACCAACAACTAGATCAGTCACAATCACAGCAGCTTCAGTGTCCACAACTTTTCCATCAAAACGCTCAATTCCTCGGAAATAAGTCTGATCAGTCAAGAAGGCATCAACCCCCACATCAGTTGATTTAATTTCAAATTTTTGACGATCAAACATGAAATAGCCGCGTTGGAAGTCACCAAAAAGAATGTGCGTTTTTTGCGTTTTATCATCAGTAACAATTTCGTCATAGACCTCAACCGGACGTCCGAACAAGAGGAAATTGTCTTCATCTCTAGGGTCTTGAGCCAAAATTCCTCTGCCGTTTTTGTCTTCAATGTTTGCCAGAGTTTCAAAGGCTTCAGTATTCATAACCCACTTTGCATTTTTACGATATCCGCGTTTAATTTGGTTTTTAACCTTACGCAGAAATTTAATTGTGATTACAGAAGGCGCTTTAAGAGTTTTATATTTGCCACTTGTGATAATACCCTCGACATTTGTCTCCCCGCCTTTCCCATAAAAGATTTCTTCATTTTCTGTGACAACCGCAGACTCAGAGAGCCAGTCCACAATTTCCCTTACAAAATTGACAAATGAATCGTTTAAAAGCTCACTTGAAATTGGCATAAATCCAGCAAACTTTTTAACGTTGTACCAGATTTGGTCAAATTCCATGTTTTTAAGTTCTTGAATCTGTTCTTTTTCAGCTGTATTGTAGAGCTTTCCAGCTGCCCCCTTCCGGACTGGATAGCTACCAGATGGAGAGGTTTTAGGGACCACACGAACTAGGTTACGGACAGAGTTTAGTTCCTGGATAGATTTTAAGATTTCTGTTGAAATATCATCCGGAACTGTATAACCGCCGTCTTTATCACTTCCGGCAGAAAGAGCACGGTTCTCCCTCAAAACTCGTTCCATCATACTTCTTTCTTCTGAATCTAAATCAGCTTCACGGCCTGTCAACACTTTGAACCAGGCTTCCCGGTACTCTTTTGTAGCTGTCAGAATGGTCCTTGATTCTGTCTGACCCTTGTCGTCTAAATTACGCCCTTCTTCCTCGTCAATCGTCGGTACAAAATTGTTCCCGGCCGGTATATCTGGAACATCAAGAGAACGACCTTCAGCCATCAATTCAATTTGATTTTTTAAGGTCTTGGCCTCATCAAGCAACGAGCGTGCCTCTTCGGTCTTCCCTTCTTGCAGCTTTTGATCTGCCGTATTTTTCTTTTCCGTAAATTGCTGTCTTAATTCGATTTCTTTTTTGCTCATTTGCATTGGCATAAATGGTTTCCTCCTTGTTTTTAGACACAAAAAAGACCTCTATTCCGGGAGAATAAGGTCTAAAAGTTCTAATTCCATTTTTAAATTGTCACCCGGCAGTTTCCGGGATTCTTTCAACTGCTCTACCTTCTCCAAACTCCGCGAGCCAACGACTGCCTCCGTGTCGTTATAGGCCGGGGTGGTGACAAGCGAAATATCATATATACGATGGATTTTATTAATCCGCCTTTCATAAATGTCTTCCTCATCATTAAACCGCCATTCATCAGCATCCGCCTCATTGTGATTTAAGGAAAAAGCAAAAGAACACTGATTTATGACACCGCTTCTTATATTCGCCATCAAATCACGCGCGTATGACGTATCTGACGGCTTAAAACGGAATTTGAGACCAATGTTGTCCGCTTCTAATTCGAGCCGCCCTGCGTCCCCTGAGACGGTATTTCGGGCCAATGGGTAATCTTGCCGATGATTAAACAATGCAATAACATTTGATAGATCGGCCGAATCCAAAGCGTTCCGGCTAATAATTTCCTTAAACCATCCCCCAAGCCGTTCAGACCACTTTTCAAATTTCAGTGCATATCCTTCCACAAATTCGCTTTCTCCTTCACCCTCGGAACGAACCTCAATAGGTGTGGTTAACTGCCGAATCTCTTTATCCTTCATCCTTTTTGTCACCTCCCTTCAGGGCGCCGCCAGCTTTAAGCCGCTGATATTCCTCCATAAAGTCCAGGAAAACATAGTTTAAGCTGGACATGAACTTGTCCCCATATTCAATCGGGTTGCGTTCTATTAATGACCTAATCTCATTTCTATTTAAGGCCCCAATTTCTTGAAGTATTTTCAGGTATTCTGCCTGGGTCTTGCTGTCTCCACGCAACTCACTATCAATATTGAATTTCACATAGTGGCCGGTGGCAGTTTCATGATCCGAGAAGAGCTTAACGTTTATTTCTTGCTCAAAATTAACAATCCACGGCTGAAGAGTGTTTCTCACATATTCAATGGATTGGTGTTCAATATTCGAGAATGTGGCCTTATCCAGCTCATTCAGTTTGTGCAAAGGCACTTTGTAGATCATCGCTATTTGCGCCTTATTGAATTTCATTGATTCAACGAATTGGGCCTCTTGTAACGGCATTGAGATGGATTGATATTCAAGCCCGTTGTCTATGATCGCAATGTTTTCACCTTGGTTTACACGTTTCCATTCTTTACGAACATTTTCTTTCGGCTTCTCATCTAAAAAAGCAGGAACCTTTAAAATCCCCCGAGGTGTTGCATCATTTTTATACAGCTTCGCATTATATTTTGTTGCGGCTGCCTGGGCTCCGATGTGTTCGCGGACAACGCCGACAGGTGACTTACCCTGTATGCCGTCAGTAGAAAGCCCTTTGAAATGTAGCACCTGGTGATCATATAACTCGACCGCTTTGTCATTGAGAACTGTTTGATACCAAAGCATTCCCGTTTTCGGATTGATATAAGCATTCGTAGCGTCTGGCCGCAATGGATATAATCCTTTTGGAAACCCACTGGAATCAAATTCAATGTATGAGTAGCCATTCCCCCAAGTCAAAACGTGAGTCATCATGAGTTTTTTCCAGGTAAACGCGGTCATATAGGGATTAGGGCGAGCATAGATCATATACGCCACAGGATGCTTCGGCCTACGTTCAATCCCGTTGTCTAACTTTTGATAGGTATGAACAGGCAGCTTTGCGATGTCATCAGATAATACATTCACACAGGCAAAAACATCCGGCTGCACAAGCGAATTTCTTTCATTCACTTTCTCGCCGCTTGCTGTCTGTCTGCCGCCGAACAAATTTATCAATTCATTGAAGCCGCTGGCGTCAGAAGAATCTGATCGTTTTTCAAACACCCGATCAATTAGCAATTATTTCACCTCCCTTTCTTGGTCAGGAGATAGGCATAAAACATAAAAAATACACCCGTCAGGATCAGACCGATGTTTGTATTGAATCTATATGC